AGGGATTGAGCGGGTTAGGGTCTGGAAGACAGAACCCCTAAAAGCTTTTTGCTTTTAGGGGTTTAATGCTTGTAATATAGTTGATTGTATATTTTAAGTTTAGAATAAGATAAGCAAACAAAGGTTTTATTTTAGTGAAGTTTGAAAACAAAATAATATGTTAAATTTTCTTATACTTTAGAATTATTAACGGTTAATATTTTTGTAACTCACTGTTAATCATTATCTTTAAGTATTATTAATAGAAAAAGCAGTGCGCTAACACTGCCTTTAAACCAAAAAAAATGAACTATGCAAAAATTCAATTTACAATGCAAAGATAAGGCTATGAGCTTAAAAGAGGCTGTTCTCTTAACGTTAAAATTAAGAGGTTTTGAACATGTTTATTCTGAATCGGATTTTCAATGCTTCAAAAGGAACACGAAAGGAAAATTTAACCAGGCTTTTGAAATTGCAGAATTATTTATTACGGAGAACCAAAACACCATTAACGATTATTCTGCCGTATATGAAAATTAGAGAAGCGCACAAACTTAACGAAGTAAAAATAACCTACAAACGAAGCGCCGTAAATGTGCGGAAGATTACAAGTTCAAGAGATGCAGAGAATATTTTCAGAGAATTACTCGCAGATGAAATGGACTATCGAGAAAACTTTTTTGTTTTGTCCTTAAACAACTCCAATGAGGTTTTGGAATGGATGCTACTTTCTACCGGCGGAATGACCGGGACAGTTGTAGATGTTAGGCTGCTTTTTCAAATGCTCTTAAAAACACACGCAACCGCCTTTATTGTGGCGCACAACCACCCAAGCGGAAGCCTAAGAGCAAGCCAAGCAGATTTGAACATTACCGAAAAAATGAAGAAAGCAGGGCAGACCTTAGACATAAAACTTTTAGACCACTTAATTTTAACCAGTCAAAGCTATTTGAGTTTTGCGGATGATGGGATTTTGAAATAAAATCCCATCGGGGAATGATAAAAAAATTCTCGCTAACGCGAGGAGTTCATTCCTTATTCAAGGAAAAGTCTAAATTTAAAGCTTTTGCCAATAGGATAGAATCTTCAAGAGAAAAGCAACCTTCACCATTTAGGTTGCGGTAGAAGGTTGCTCTTTTTAATCCTAAATCTTCCCTGATTTTATTTAGGGATATTCTTTGTTTTGCAGATTGATCCTTGATGTTCTCGGTGAATTGTTTATAGTTTTTTATTTTCATTATTATATTTAATTTTTCAATCCTTGTTATAATCTTAATTTAATGCAAATTTACATACCATTTTCTCCCTCTAAATAAACTTTTAGCCGCAGCCTCTTCTAAAAAAGTAGGACCTTGATCATGTCTACCCATCCATGTTATTTGCCCTTCTTCCATACGTAAAGTATCCATATTGGATTTGTGAGCTGTTAATGAGTTACCTTCTTTTAATAATTCAATTCCTTTTTCTTTTGTTAAAAATATAGCTTGCATAATTTCTATTCTTTACTGTGCCGGTTAATTCCTTGCACACTACAAATATATAACATACATTCCTATATGTTAGAGTTTTTAACAAACTATTAACTTTTAAAAGATTTCAGGAGCACCACCTGCATATATAGATTTGCCTCTGCTTATCTTAACCCAATTCTTACGGAAAAGCAGATATTTAAACGCATCAGAGAAATTGGTAGAGTATTTTGGCAACTGTTTTAATGGCAATTGCTCTGAAGATTTATCCTTCTTAATCACCGTATTTCCTTTTTCATTTTTGGTAATTTTTGTTTTTGCTAGTTCCAAGCTGCTCTTTAGGTTTGGACATTGCAATTCATCAATAAGGAGTTCTGGAAGGCCTTTGTAATAGTTACCCATGACCTTCTTCATAAATAAGTATTCTTCTTCTTGGTAAATGGTAGCTTGGTTTCTACTCATTAAGACCACACTCCAACCAGTTCGTTTTCCGTTTTCATCTTCTTCGATGTGCTTTTTTATTTCAGTAGCAAAATCTTTCTTAATTTGCTGATACTGGTTTCCTGCACGGTCATAATACAAATACAAAGTTTTTTCTTGATGATCTCTAAAGAAGTTGATAAACTCCTCCGCCAGTTCCTTAGAAGATTCAGGAGCTAAGGCAACAAACTCTTTCAATAACCGGTATTGCTTTCCAGCTTCCTGCCCAATTACCAATGATGTTTGATTTCCGAAATCCATTCCGCCATCTAGTGCCTTTTTGTGGTTCAGATAACGCAAAGCTAAAGAAGTAGCTTGAAACTTATCGCTGAGCTTCACATTCTTATAGACACTATTGTTTACACCATCGGAATAGAAATGCGTTTCATTAAGATTAATGTAGAATTTTTCTCCTTTCTCAATGCTAGGTTTGAAACTAAGAATTGAAGCTTTTGCCTCTTCCTCTCCTAAATCTTTTAATGAGTTGAAAAAATAATCTGCACCCAAAACGGTAGCATTTGCCAAAGAAGAAACAATGTAAAAAAAGGTGAGATCTTTTCTTACTCTGTTGTGCCGCTCCATCCAGCGTATCAAATTCTTTTGCAAGAGCTTCACTTTGTCATGATGCCCTTTGTCGTGAGCTTGTTTTATTTCAATTCTAATTTTGTTTACTTTCAGTCCAACTTGCAAGGCTAAAATAAACTTCTCTTGGTCCATTTCTTTTGCACCCTTCAAAATCCAATCTTCATCGCCCATAGTTACGTTTGGCATATCGGTCGTGAAGGAAGTTCCTAAATAATAAGGAGAAGTAGAAGCGTGCGGAAAACCACGCAAAGCAGGCATTAATTTATTTAGTTTTTTTTGCTTGAGATATTTGCTTTCATCTCCAAATACATGCTGATAAGAATCACCCGCCACAGAACTTACTTGATCCAACGAACCTATTTTGATTAAGTTTCCTAAGAAAGTAGAAATAGTATGTTTGTACTTCAAGACTGGCTTGTAGTTTTTCTGAAAATGGTCTGGCGGAGCTACATCGGTAACATAGTGTATTCCTTCCATCCAACCTTTTCTGTTGAACCCTTCCAAAATAGAAGGTACTACATTTTCTAAGGCGTTGGTGTAGGTGTCGGCAACAATACAGAAACGAGCTCTTGGCATTTCGTAGCAAACATCAATAATGCGTTCTGCAAGTATGTCTGTAGTTTTGGAAGTACCACGCCCAGCAACTAATTTCAAATGTTGTGGCTTGGCAATATCTACTACTTGCTTAATGACAGTTGCGTACCTGTTTTCTGTGTTATTCGCTTTGTAACCTTGGGTTTTGTGCATCTTCTTTAATTAGTTTGAAGGGGAGTAGTCCAGCTTCTTCACGTAAGGAAATACGCTCTTTTTCTGTAAGTTCGGGATATTCGTCTATAAAACGTGCTAATTTGTACGCATCTGGCTCAGGTAAGCCCAAAATTGAAGCATCAACAGTGTACATTTTATAGGGTTTCTGTAGTAATTCTTCAGGGAATTCTAAGGCATCACTTTTGTTTAACTCTAGGACGTCTGCTATGTCTTTTAGTTTGGAAACAATCATCACCACATCCTTAGCAGATTTAGCCATTTTAAGCCCTAAAGTAATAGCTTTCTCCATTTTCTCGGCTAGTCTATTACGGTGTGCAGATTTAGAAACTGCTCTATCGCAAAAAAAGTATTCCATGGTCATGTCGTGGTACTTTCCTGCTAAGTAGTAAGACATGCCATCTACTTTTTGCAAATGCTTCAATATAAAATCCCTAGAATTCCACCGCAAATACATTCCGTGAATTTTTTCTAAAATAGAAAGTAGCTCCACCACCTCTGGAGGTGCTTCATCTCGTGCGCCATTCGCCACAAAATCTTGTATATCTTCTAGTGTTAAATCTTCAATATTCATTGTTGAAAAATTGTGTTTTTAAGTTTTCGATTTCGTTTTCTAGCTGAAGCTTTTTGAACTCTTGAACTGCCGTAATATTTCCCTTGTCTGCCAATCCTTTCAGACTGTTGGAAATAGCGAATTGACTTTGTAAAATGCCTCTATCGTAATGATGCCGAACCAAGGTATCTTTATCATTCCACTCTAGCATAAACAGCTTTAGATTTACATCTAAGTATTTGGCTATATTTCTGGGAGCGAAGTTTGTTGCGGCTAATGTTTCAATTTGGCTGTACTGTTCCTCCGATAGCCTTAGCTCGGATTTGAACCTCACTAAAGAGTTTGCTTCTGAATTCATAGGTGTCTTTTGAATTATAAAATACATATTGCTCATAAAAGGCATTCTCTGAATGATTTCCTGAACCTTCTATGCCAAAATACTGATTTTTTGTTTTAATTAAGCTAACTTTTGCATGACTCCAAGAAAACTGAACCTCAAAATTTGGTCTGGAATGCACTTGTGCTGCCAACAAATCTACCGTAGTCGGATTTCTTTTAATTAACGAATCTGAAATCATTAACGTAATGCGTTCTGCGTAGCCTTTATCGTGCAGCTCTAGCAAAGCATCAATTACACGTCTGCTGATAGAATAGGTGCAAATCTGCAAGTGTTCTATGCTTTGATGTTGCGCTATAAAAGGTATAAATGTAAAAGCGTTAAATGAATTGTCTGTCTGCAAAAAAAAGAACTCTTCATCAGTAGGAAGCCTTAACAAATCTTTGTGCAAATAAGCTATCTTTTGAAAATGCTTATTGATGTACTTTGATTTGAAAACAGAAGAAACCTTTTGCTCTTCTGCTTGCTGCTTTCCTGAAATATCAAAGAATTTGTTTTTCATCTAACTTTGCTTTAATCATTTCTCTTTTTGTTGAAGTAAGACAAATTAAACGCTCTACTTCTTTTGAAGCTTCCGTTTTTAGTTTCTTGCGAAGGCGTGATAATTTTGACCCTAGATTCTTATACGCTTTGTACAAATCTAAATCTTTCATATGGTCTACTTCTTCCTGCAAATTCTCCTGGTCAAAAATGGAATGCTTTTTTAAAAGCTTTCCGTTATCCCTATAAAACAGAAGCTCGGCAAATGCGTCTTGATCCTCGTTGTAAGCTTTAATGGTCTCTTTGGCTAATTCAAACAAATCTGCATTACTTAATACCGGCTTTTCAAAATCATCTACGAGCTTCGTTCTGTTATTATTGACTGTGATGTAACTGGTAATCATATCAGCCACCAGAATCTTCAATTTGTCAGGACAATCTTTGTCCGCTAAAAAAGGAAACAGCTCTCTTACTCCCCTTGCTCCAAACTTTTTTTTTGTTCAGCTAAGAAAGCGCTCAGGGTTGCACTTGTTTTGTCTTGCAACTCCACATCAAGCAGCTTTGCCAACGTAAAAGCCAAGCCTTTAAATTCGTGGTAGCCTGCTTTTTCTAAGTCCAAGGCTTTCAGTTCTTCATTAGCTTGCTGTAAGGCGTTTGCTTTTTCTTCCTCAGTTTGAGTTTCATCTTCTTTACCTAAATCTGCTTTTTTGCTTTTTTTAGCCTTTTTTCCTTTTTTCACTACAAAAACTGCATTACGCAATTCTGCATCAGAAATGCTCCAAGCCTTTTGCACATCGTAAATCAAAGACTTTAAGCGGTCTTTTGAAAATCCTGATCTGTTGTAATGCGCAGTGAGAGAAAGATTCTTTCTTGGCGCAGAACTAAGCGCAGGAATTAAGGCAGAGAAACGTTGTCTTTCGTTCAATTCGGCATCTTTAATTTTGTTAATTACTTTTTTCTTATCCATAACTATGGGTTTAATTTGATTAATCGCATCTAAAGTAAGTAGACATCAATCCTCAGGATGTGACACTACAAAAAAAGCCCCTTCATTACAAAGAGGCTTTTCAAACAAATCACAAAAAATCTATGCTCTACTTCGCTCAATAAAGAAAGTTGTAGTAGCGTTTTCAAATACTTCAAAGAGTATTCTCGCTCCATCTAAACCAATGAAGGAAACACCATCTTTCAGGATAAATGTTCCGGCAGTTGCAGCTCCGTCTGAAATAACAGCAGGGTCTGCACCACCACCACCAAGAACAGAAACAAATGTTCCAGCAGTTAAATCTGTACTTGCAACACTTACCGCTTCTGCGGTTGCAGAAGAAGGCAATTGTACCAATACCCCATTTGCAATAGTCAAGGCTAAAGCAACAGTTGGCGCTACAAATGGAGTAGACACCGGGTCTGGTCCATCGTAAAAGCCAGGAACAATATTGTCATTATTCATATTGCTAAAAGTAAGCTCATAATGCGTACTTTCATTATTGCTTACCAAGTTGGCACG